GGGAAAGACCGGCGGCCAGACTGTTCACTTCGACGGACAAGAATTATCAGGCAATTATCAAACAGCTAAATGAACTTACACCGCCCAGCAGCAACGAGGGAAAACTAAAGGAGCTGATGAGGGATGGATAATTACATACTGAAATATTATCAATCAATTCAGGATGGCTCCGCAGTTGTCGGTAAATGGATACGATTATTTTATGAATACATCATAAAAGGGCTGGAAAGCCAGCAGTTTATATTTGACCAGAAAAAGGCAAATAGGGCTATAAAATTTATTGAAACCTTTTGCCATCATTGCGAAGGCCGGGATGATCTTCTGAAGCTGGAAACATGGCAAAAATCTACTGTATCAATTATGTTCGGAATTGTTGACGACGCCGGAATACGAATTTTCAGAGAGTTTCTAATTGTCATTGGAAGAAAAAACGGAAAAACACTGTTTGCATCCGGGATTATTGCTTACTGCTTATTCCTTGACGGGGAGTATGGGGCAAAAGTGTTTTGTGTAGCCCCGAAGCTGGATCAGGCTGATTTGGTATATCAATCGTTCTGGCAGACCATACAAAAAGAACCGGAATTACAAGCATTGATAAAAAGGCGGAAATCAGATTTTTATGTGGAAAGCACGAACAGCAGTGTGAAGAAAATTGCTTTTAACGCAAAGAAGTCGGACGGCTTCAATCCACATCTGACGGTTTGCGACGAGGTAGCCAGTTGGCCGGGGGACCAGGGACTGAAACAATACGAGGTTATGAAATCGGCCCTGGGCGCAAGAAAGCAGCCAATCATTCTATCAATCAGCACATCGGGATACATCAATGAGGGAATCTATGATGAGCTGGTAAAAAGGGCAACCAGGTTCCTGCTTGGAGATTCGAAAGAAAAACGCCTGGCGCCATTTTTGTACATGATTGATGATGTGGAAAAATGGAACGACATCAACGAACTGAGAAAATCAAACCCAAACTTAGGCGTGTCGGTATCGGTGGATTATCTGATAGAGGAAATTGCAGTAGCGGAAGGCAGCTTAAGTAAAAAAGCGGAGTTTCTGACAAAATACTGCAACATTAAGCAGAACAGTACACAGGCATGGCTGTCGACTCAGGATGTGGAAAAATGCTGCGGACCACACCTGCGGATCGAAGATTTTAGAGACTCATACTGCGTTGGAGGGATTGACCTATCTCAAACAACAGACCTCACAGCCTGTATGGCAGTCATTGAAAAAGATGAAAAATTATACGTCTTAGCGCAGTTTTTCTTGCCTGCGGAAAAGATAGAGGAGGCAACGATAAGAGATGGACTTCCCTATCAGGCATATGTGCAGAGAGGGATACTGAAGCTATCGGGGGAAAATTTTGTTGATTATCAAGACTGTTTTGACTGGTTCAAAATGCTTGTCGAAGAATACAGCATTTATCCCCTTCAGACAGGATATGACCGCTATACGGCCCAATACCTAGTACAGGACATGAAACAATATGGCTTTCACATGGATGACGTTTATCAGGGCTACAACTTAACGCCGGTAATCCAGGAGACGGAAGGGCTGATAAAAGATGGTGTGGTTTGCATCGGAGATAATGACCTATTAAAAGTACATCTGTTAAACATGGCATTAAAGATTGACGCAGAAAGCGGAAAACGTAAGGCAATTAAAATAACACAATCAGATCATATCGATGGAGGAGCTGCACTACTGGATGCTATGACAGTGAGACAAAAATGGTATGGAGAGATAGGAGGGCAGTTGAAAAATGGGGCTGTTTAATAAAGTGTTTAAAAGACCAGTAAAAGGCAATGCGGCCGATTTCTTTCAGACCTTTACCGGATACACGCCAATCTTTACGAGTTGGAATGGTGCTGTTTATGAGAGCGAGCTTGTCCGGGCCGCGATCCATGCGAGGGCAACGCATATCAGCAAATTATCGGTCACTCCGCAGGGAAGCGCAAAACCAAAGTTACAAACGAAGTTAAAGAATGGGCCAAACCAATGGCAAACATGGGGGCAGTTTCTATACCGGTTATCAACGATTCTTGATGTACAAAACACAGCGTTTATTGTTCCGGTAGAGGATGATTACGGAGAGATAACCGGAATATATCCGATTCTTCCGTCACTGTGCGAGATAAAAGATTACAGAGGGGAACCGTGGCTTTCTTACACATTCCAAAATGGGAACACGGCTGTAGTCGAAATGAATCGATGCGGCATTATGACAAAGTTTCAGTATTCGGATGATTTTTTCGGAGAGTCAAATACGGCACTGACACCGACAATGGAGCTGATTGATATTCAAAATCAGGGGATACAAGAGGCAGTTAAAAACTCGGCAACCTTCCGATTTATGGCTCGGGTTACTAATTTTACAAAAACAGAAGACTTGACAAAAGAACGGGAACGTTTTACAAACGAAAATTTAAAAAAAGAATCCGGCGGAGTTCTGCTTTTCCCCAATACATATTCGGATATCAAACAGATACAATCAAGCCCATTCGTGATTGATGCACAGCAGATGACAGCAATCAAAACAAACGTATTTAATTATTACGGGGTAAACGACGACATACTACAAAACAAAGCCTACGGGGATGCATGGAGCGCATTTTACGAGGGGGGAATCGAACCGTTTGCCATTCAGTTTTCAGACGTCACAACAAAAATGCTGTTCAGTGAAAAAGAACGGGCCGCAAAATCATTCATCATGGCGACGGCGAACCGACTGCAATACATGAGCAATTCAGAAAAGTTAAACGTATCAGCGCAGATGGCAGATCGGGGAATCATGAACCGGGACGAAATCAGAGAAATATGGAATCTTCCGCCGATCCCCAATGGAATGGGGCAGGCGTACAGTATCCGAGGGGAATACTATCTCCTGGGAATTGATGGAAGCATAACAAAGAAAGGGGATGACCTGACAAGTGGCACTGACAAATAAACAGATTAATAAACTGGAGGATGGCCGGGAATATCGAGGCATGACGATGAGCGTCAGGGCCTTGGAAGAAGAACCGGACGCTATGATGGTAGAAGGATACGCAACTACATTTAATCAGCCCTATACCTTGTACGAGGGCAGATATTACAAAATAATCGAGCAGATAGACCCAGGAGCCTTTACGGAATGCGACATGTCGGATGTAATCATGCAGTACGATCATGAAGGGCGTGTGTTCGCGAGAAATAAAAACAATACGTTGAAGCTGGAAGTTGATTCCGTGGGGCTGAAAATCACAGCGGACCTATCAGGGACAGATATCGGACGTCAATTATATCAGGAGATAAAAGGCGGATATACAGATAAGATGTCGTTTGGATTTACGGTAAAGGAAGACCAGAAAACCTATACGGAAGATTACGAAAACGACGTTGAAACCTGTCTTAGGACAATAAAAAAGATAAGCAAGCTATATGATGTCAGCCCGGTATCAATACCGGCCAACGATGCGACATCAATTAGCGCCCGGAAATTTAGCGACGGAGTGATCGCGGAAATTGAAGCGGAGAGACTGGAACGGGCGAGAAAATTAAAAAAACTAAATTTACTGATGGAGGTATGAAATGACAATTAAAGAAATGATGATGAGTGACATTGAAGAGAGAATGGCAGCGATTAAGACGGAAATGGAAAACAGGGATGCCGATCTGGATGCACTGACAGAAGAAGTTAGGCAGTTGAAAGAACGCAGAGCAGAACTGGAAGCGCAGGCGGAAAAGAGAAGAAAGTTAGAGGATGACGTCAGGGAAAATGGAGTGACAACAAGAAAGCTGAAAGACCTTGGAGGAGAAAATGAGGCCGAGGCACGGGCGAAAAAGTTTGCAGAGACAGGAAAAACCAATGTCAAATCAGAAGAAGTTCGTTCTGTTCTGGTAAGCGGAGGGAAGCTGGCGACGCCGACACAGGTAAGCGGTATTAACGATAGTGTAGGAAAAAAAGTATCAAGCATTATTGACTTGGTAAAAATCGTCAACTGTACCGGCATGGGGAGTAATAAAGTTGCCTATATCGATACGGACGCGGCAGCGGCAGACAACCAGACAGAAGGAGAGGCGGCCACGAATAAAGAGCCGACCTTTGGATTTGTTACCATCACGCCGGATTCCGTGGCTGTTTTATCATACATCTCAAAGCAGGCGAAAAAACAGACACCGCTTGCCTATCAGCAGAAGGTACACGAGCAGGCGTTAACCTCTTTGAGAAAAAAAGCTGCAATTTTGGTTACAACAGCATTAAAAGAATCCGACCTGAATGAAAGTGTTACAGCTACAGTCACCGGTTCTAAGGGCGTCATTGATGAAAAAACCTTAAGAAAAATCACACTGGCATACGGGGGAGACGAAAGCGTCGTTGGTGGAGCTGTGCTGTTTTTAAACAAGCTTGACCTGATTGCGTTTGGAGATGTAAGAGGAACGAATGAGAAAAAGGCGGTATATGAAATCGAACCGGATACAGATAACCCCAATACCGGAATTATCAAAGATGGCGGCCTGTCGGTGCGGTACTGCATCAATAGCAATTTAACGGCTTGCGCCGGAACTGCCCAGTCTGCATCATCCGATACGCTGACAATGTTTTATGGCAATCCACAATGTTTCGAACTTGATTTATTCTCCGATTATGAAATCCGCATATCAGAAGATTTTGCTTTTGATAAACTCATGGATACGATCCGGGGAGATGTAGAAATTGGCGGCGACGTTGTGGTGAAAAATGGATTCGTGGCCCTGAAGATTCCAAAAAGCGCATCATAAAAAGAAGGGATGATAGGCTATGCTGGAAAAAGTGAAGATGGCACTGAGAATCAAAACGACAGCCTTTGACTCGGAGATAGAGGACCTTATCCAGGCGGCCCTGAAGGACTTAGAAATCGCAGGAGTAGGAAATAAAAATCCTGACGATCCATTGATTGGCCGCGCAGTAATTACATACTGCGCGGTGTATATGGGGCCGGGCGACCAAATGGAACGAATGAAGGCGGCCTATGACGAACAAAAAGCACAGATGCAGATGGCAACCGGGTACGGACTGCCAACGGAGAAACAGCCATGAGAAATGACGAATGTACACTGATAACCAGAAAAGCGATCGGAGAGAACATTGCCGATAAGGAAACGAGGGTATTTTGTGAGAAGAAATCAGTAGTAAGAAGTGAATATTACGCCGCTTATGCCGTTGGACTTCGCCCCAGGTTAACCCTATCCATATATCAGCCGGATTACGAATTAAGCTTTGTGGTAAACGATGACGGAACCATCGAGGAGCCATCACAAGTCATATACAATGAAAGAAAATATAACATATACCGAACGTACGAAGCACAGGAAAATGATGAAGTGGAATTGACGATTGGGTGATGATATGAAAGTCAATATGGATTATGAAGAATCGGTAAAGTCGATCGATGAGATGCTGAATGCTTTACCGAAGGAGTTGCAGAATCAGGAAAAAGCTGTTTTAGGAAAAATCGGAAGGAACATTAAGAAAAATGTAATTCGGTTCCTCCACAACTCAGACGTCGAGACAAGGGCAAAACAAATCATGCCGTCAAATTATGATGGCAGCAGACCTTACACCCATCTGAAGGATGATGTGCAGTCAAGTGTCAGAAAAGACAAGATGGGTAATCATTATGTTAGCGTGCGAGGCGGGAAAATGACGGGATATAAGTGGGGGCCAGTCAGTGATGGACATATAGCCAGGGACGGAGTGACATTTGTACAGGGGACTAATTTCATGGGTCGCGCGGTAACGGCGTCTGAAGGAGATACTAATAAAATAATCGACGAGATGCTGAAGAAGGTGGTGCAGTAATGGAAATAAAAAGCTTGATTGTAGAATCATTAAAGATACCTGTCATTGAATTGTTTGAACCAATCATACCTCCATGCGCAACATGGTCCCATCTTTCGGATACGTCGGGGCTGGAAGGTGATGGAGCCGAAAGTGAAGGACTGGAAGGATATCAAATTGATGTTTGGGACAGAAACCGGGAAACAATCAAAACCAGGGCAAGAAAACTGAGCGACGACATCCAGGCGAACGCATCAACTACAATACCGGATATTACATACATGTATGACACGAACGGGAAAGTGTGGCGTGCCATGATCCAGTTTTCGAAAACAAGAGAGGAGTAAACATGGCGGTAAATAAATCAAAGAAAACAAATCGTATCAATATCAAAAACATGGTTTATGCACTGTTAACAAGCGATACAGCGGCTGGGGCTGAATATGGAGAGGTAAAGCCACTCGGGAAGGCAATGCAAGTGCAGCTTACACCGTCGCTGGCCTCCGGTATACTGTACGGAGAGGGAGCGCAATCAGAAAACATTGCAAAGTTGAATGGAATAGCCGCAGTATTGGACGTTAACAAAATTGCAATTGAAGACCGCGCAGAAATCCTGGGGCATAAATACGAAAACGGAATCCTGATCGAGAAAGCGGGAGACGAAGCTCCATTTTTAGCGGTTGGATTTGAAGTGGAAGGGACCAACAAGTGTAATGAATTAGTTTGGCTTTTAAAAGGACGGGCGCAGCCGTTTAACGGAACCATGCAGCAGTCGACAGACAGTATCAACTTTTCAACAGACAGCATTACAATTAATTTCGTTCCGCGTGATTTTGACGGAGAGTTAAGATACTTTGCAGATACAGCAAACGCGGACTTAACAACAAAGCAAATCGAAGATTGGTTTAAAACCGGACCGTCAACGCCGCCGGCAGCGAAATAAGGAGAATTGCAATGGCAAAGTTTATTGATATTAGTCCAGCCGAAGAAATCGTATTAAGAGACCCAGAAAATAAACGAGAGTTACACGGAATTTTCAATATGAAGTGTGTTTTTATATTTCAAAACAAATTGGCAGAGATGAAAATTAATAAGGACACGTTACAGAAAGTTGATATGCTGGCTCTGTGCCTATTTTCTGCGGTGAATGCTTCGGAGGAAATGGAATTAAGTTATTCGGATGCGGCGGTGCTGTCAAAACGTATGGCGCCTTCTTCCGGGGCGGAAATAATAAGAATGTTCAATGAATCATTAATGGATTCTTTGGATGAAGAGAGGCAGGAAGAAATAAAAAAAATTATGGATCGGCTCGCAATGAATCTGTCGCTATAAATTTTGATTTTGATTATTTGTATTATATGTACTGTATCAAAATGAAAAGAACCGATCCGGAGTTTTGGACATCTACATTTAGAAAAATCATAAAGATGATTGACATGTATGTAGATGAAAAAAACATGCAGAATGCGGCAATTAACGAAGAAGTATACGAATCAAAATATTTTAACGATAGAAGAGAAAGTGAAACGATAAGCAGCATGAAACAGATCGAGGGGTGGGATATTGGGTAACACATATAAAAAAACAATTGTGTTAGGTCTTGACTATTCGGATTTTTCGGGAGGCATTACGGAGTGCAACCGAAAAATGGGAGTTTTAACAGCGGAATTCAATAGAGCATCGGAAGAGGCTAAAGTATACGGAACGGAAACAGACCAGCTCAGAATTAAGCACGATTTCCTCACTCAGAAAATCGAATTACAGAAAAAGATTGTTTCTGAAGCTGCAAAAAGCTATGACAAAGCAACAAGTGCAAATAAAAATAATGAAAAGGCGGTAGATGCCGCGGACAAAGCCCTTTTACAACAAAGGACAAGTCTTTTGAAATTGGAAGGACAATTGAAAGAGACGGAAAAGGCAATGGGGGCAGCGGAGAAAAAGAACGATTCATTTGGAGAATCCATACGAAAAACAGCAGATTTTTTCGGAATAGAAATGAATCCGGCTTTGGAATCATTCGCTTCTAAATTTGACGGAGTAAACAAGCAGTTGTTTGAAGGAGCTGCCCTGATAGGGGGAATTACGGGAATATACGCAAATCTCAGTCTCGAGTTATCCAGAACGGCCGATAACCTATTGACACTATCATCAACAAGCGGATTATCGACAGATACATTACAGGAATTACAGTACGCTTCAGAATTTGTTGACGTATCAGTTGAAACAATGAACGGCTCAATGACAAAAATGATTCGGACGATGTCAGACGCGCGGGACGGGAATAAAGATTTACAAAAAGAGTTTGCCAGACTTGGAGTGAGATACAAGGAGACAGATGGAACGTTAAGAGATGCCGAAACAACATTTTACGATTTAATCGATGCGTTGGGAAATGTAAACAACGAAACAGAGAGAGACAGTATGGCGATGGATATATTTGGACGCTCTGCAAGAGATTTAAATCCATTAATTGAAGCTGGCAGCAAACGCCTGAGAGAACTTGGAAATCAAGCGCATGAGACGGGGTATGTTTTAAGCAATGACTTATTGCAAAGCGCAGGAGAGCTTGATGATGAAATGCAGGAAATGAACAGGAAAGTGGAGGCGGTAAAATTGCAATTGGGAATCGCCCTGCTTCCGATACTTACAAAATTAGTAGATATAATAGGTTCAATTCCAACGCCAGTTCTTGTGGCGTCTGCGGTTTTTGGCACCCTGCTTATAGTGTTTGGATTTGTAACAAAAGCAATCATATCTTTCAGGAATCAATCACTATTAGCCGCTGCCGCATCTGCAACGCTTGGAGCTGGGGGAGCATCAGCAACGGCGGGATTGGCCCCGCTATTAATAGTATTGCTTGCAATTGCAGCGGCTATTGCCTTGGTCGTTGGAGGGGCGTCGGCCATAAAAGAGTCAATGAGCGAAGTCAAAACGGTCGGAAACGAAATAGTAAATGCGGCCCAAAAGAGCGGACAATCGAAACCGAAATATAATGCCAGAGGAACAGAGTATTACGGTGGCGGTGAAACTTGGGTAGGCGAAGAAGGACCAGAGCTTGTAGAATTGCCGCGTGGCAGCAGGATATATAGCAATCGAGATTCGTCAAGGATGAAAGGTTCGGGAAATACTTATATTTTCAACATTCAGTCAGACAATGTAAAGGAATTTAACAGGCTTGTCGAAATGGCGGAACGGGAGCAGATGGCATATCGAACGGGGGTGGCGAGAATCTAATGGGAACAGCAACTATAAATGCAGTATATGATACATATGTCAATAAATTTTCAGGTCCTTACGCAGGCAGCGGGGAAATGATGGTATCCGGGAATAATTCGTTTGGAATTACCCAGTTCAATATTCCTGCATTAACCGATATATCAATATCGTCAGCAAAACTGAGATTATACTGCAAGGAAAGCGATGCAAATAAAAAAATATTTGCAAAACTTTACGACATATCATTTAGACTGCCAGACGGGCTGCTTTACGAAGATTTCGCCCAGTATGCCAATCAAGCAGTGTTGGAATCAGGAGGAAATTTTGTTTTTCTGGCAGAGTCTTCTTCGTATAACGCCTGGATCGAGTTCGATATTGCAAATTTAATAACAGGAAATTTGGGGAAAAACAATTTCACTCTGTCAATCAATTCCAGCGGAGGAGATCGCAGAGTGTTATTTTCCACGATCGAAGGGGGAAATTCGCCACAAATCGTAATAAACTATACAGATTCAACCCCGCTCCCTCCGACATTAAAGTACCCGATTGGAGATATTTTAGAAAACTCAGGAACTGTCACATTTGAATGGGAATATAATGCCGGGACATCGACTGGACAAGCAAAATATGAATTTGGATGGAAAATGCAATCTGATACACTGTGGAACTCAAGGACGGTAACATCGTCCAATAAACACCACACAATGGATGCGTCAAGCTTTGCAAATGGTGTTGTAGAATGGAGGGTAAAGACCTATAACGCAAAAGGACTAAGCTCGGAGTTTTCGACCGCCCAATTTTTTGTGGTAGGGAAACCTCCAACCCCGGAAATAAGCAGTGCAAAAAACAACGCAATAACAGAAATTAGATGGGAGGCAGCCAAAGCAGAGGAAGTTGCCGCACAAATACAGATAACAAAAAACGCAGTTGTTATATACGACAGCGGAAGAATTGCCGGAGGGATTGATGATGTTTACGTCCCTGATATAATACTGCCAGACGGGATGTATGCTGCATTACTAAGGATATCAAATCTTTACGACATGTGGAGTGACTGGATATCAAGAACATTTACTATTTCGGGAACAAAACCGAACAAGCCAACGTTAAAAGCATACAATCAAGGGGATTACGCAGTACTTGAATATTCCGGAAATGCAACGACGTACTTTATATACCGTTCCGAAGACGGAGGGGAATTTATTCCAATCGTACAGACGATAGAAAAAAGATATGAGGATTTTACAATGCGATCCGGAAAAAGATATCGGTATTTTGTCAGGGCCTACACACAATCCTATACAGATAGCGACATTGTGGAAACATACATATCATACAAGGGAACTTACATTGCCCCGGTCGACAATCTTAAAAAACGGATTAGGATAATACTGTCAGAAGATGAAGAAATGGAGCTGGGCCTTGGTGCGGAGCGCGAAAAAAGCCTGAACACTTACACTGGACGAAATTATCCAGTGATGGAAATAGGAGATTTAATCACAAGAACAATCAATTTATCTGGATTTTTATACGCCGCAGATGCGAGATATCTGGAAAGTCTGGTCAGCATGGGGAAGACATTTTGCGTAAGGAACAGAGAATATAGAATGTTCTGTTCGGCTGGTTCCCTGTCCATGACACAGAAGTTATTTTTCGGCGGATACAATTTTGGAATTACCATGACTGAAATTGATTACGAAGAGAAGGTGAGGTTTGACAATGTATGATTTATCACAGAACGGTTATACAGATAAACAAATCAAAAAACTTCTAAAGGAAAACAGGCAGATATCTTTTGAATGCGACCTGCTAAACAGCCAGGAAAAGTACGTCAAGACATTGCACAGCATAAAAGGAAACGTTTCGTTTGATGCCGGAGCGGAGATTATGGGAACGGCGTCGTTTGCGATAGCGGAAGAAGAGGTGAAGGGAATAAATCTGGTTGATGCAAGACTGGCCGCCTATATGTTACTTTTATCTCCTGCCGGATGGATTCGATTTCCACTTGGCGTTTACATCATGACATCACCGCAGATTTTTTCGTCCGGAGGTCATACAACATATAATGTGGATTGCTATGACAAAAGCGTGATTTTAAAAGAAGACAAGCTTACTGACCGACTATATATACCACAGGGAGCAAAATATGATCAGGAAGTTCGGAGAATTATCGCCACGGCGGGGATGACAAAAGTAAGCATCGAGGGGGGGAACTTAACTGTGCCGAATGCGTTGGAATTTGAAATTGGAACGGATAAGCTGACGGTGGTAAATGATTTATTATATGCAATCAACTATAATCCCTTACATTTTGACCGCACTGGGACGGCCGTATCGGAACGTTACATCGTACCGAGCGGACGCCGGGCAGAGGACGAGTACCTGACGGACGGCCTAAGTATCATAAGACCGGGAGCCAGCAGGAAGCAAGATTTATATAATGTACCAAACGTTATAATCAGATACGTGGAAAACCCGGACGCAGAACCATTGCGGAGTGAATATATAAATGATTCTGCGGACAGTATTTTAAGCACGGTAAGGCGCGGAAGAAAAATTGTGGATATTGAGGCGGTGGATGATATAGCGGATCAGGCCACGTTGGATGATTATACAAAAAGGGTGGCGGTGGAAAAATCACAAATCAATGATTCTATGTCGCTGACAACTGCATTAATGCCGCACCATGGGTACAAGGATTGTTATTTTGTACGACACGACAAAATGGGGATGGCAGAAAAATTTATTGAAAGCTCCTGGTCGATGGAACTTGCGATAGGCGGGAGCATGACACACAATATAAAAAGGATAACGCTAATATGATGTTTGATAACAACAAAGATAAAATCAGGGAAGAAAGAGAGTTTTATGGACGGGATTCAGGAGCTTTACGCATGGCAGAAGTGGCGGCGCTATCAGGCGGCCGCCCGATTGTAAAATTTTATGGAGAAACAAAAAACAGTCAGAAATTATATAAGTATCTTTCAGGATATACACCAGCGGTGGGTGACAAGGTTGCAATGGCTAAAATTGGCGGAACCTACGTAATTTTAGGAAAGGTGGTATAAGGCGTGACACAAAATGTAATTTTAAATTTAAAGTCTCCCCAGGCCATACAGACAGATATTGCATTTACGCAAGGAGACTACGGAGAAGCAAAACTGACAATTGCGGTGAAGGATGACGAACAATACATTACCGGAGATACAGGGGCCAGCATTTCATTCCTGCGCGCTGATGGAAATATTGTAACAGGTGATCTTACCGGAACAAAGGGAATGTACGCATATACATTCAAAGGGAACGAACTGGAAGCGGCTGGGAAAATAGTAGCGACTGTAACGATAAAATATACCGGCGGGAGAGTTTCGACGGCAGCATTTGTTTTCACGGCAAGATACAATCCAACCTATGACAGAAAAATACCGGCGGGGCCGTACATAACGGAACTTGAAAAAATCAAGGAGCAGGCACAGACATATGTTGAATACCTTTCGGCCCTTATCGAACAATTACAGCCTGACATAGGAAGCACCGCATTAACAAAAGCCGACTTGATAAATGGATACACGCAGACGGTTGCGGGGATAAAAGCGTTTGACGCAGCAGCGGCGAAAACTTTAAAAGAACTTGTTGATGGAAAGATTGATGCGACGAAGATTGTTAATAATCTTCTCTCCACGGACGCATCAATGGTATTAAGTGCGGCACTTGGGCCGATTATTGACCAGCGGTTAACTGACCTACTGGAAAAATATAATCGGTTAAATGGCGAGATGATAAAAACTGCTGATGCCGCATGGTTTAATAATGGGCTGAAAATTAGCATTATCGGTACCCCAGGGGATGCAAATTATCGTTTATCACTTCAAAGCAAGAAAAATAATATGTGGTATGGGGATATCTTGTTTGATAGACATGATTAGCTTTCAAAATAGTAATTTAACCGAGTAACAGCAAAAAGAAAGGAAGGTTGAAAAAATGAATAAAGACAAACTAATTTTAAAAAATGGACATGAAATTGAACTTGAGGCCGGAGCCAGCCTGGGAGCATTACAGGTGCTGTCCGCTGACCGTGCGGCGATGCTTGCCACCTGGGAGCTGCTTACTCCGGACAACCTGGCTGCTGTGCAGATTAAAAACGGCGCCGGGCTGACAGTCGGAACCTATACCGACCTTGTGCTGGTGTCTGAAACGTCCGTGGTGGCCTCCGACGGTAAGGTACTGACAACTTATAGCCTGCGTCCTAAAACGGATGTGGAACGGCTTACAGAGCGCGTGGCAGTAGTTGAAGAGGGGCAGCAGGTACAGGACGGGGCCATCAATGATGTAGCCAAACTTGCAGGAAGTCTAGCGGAACAAGCAGGAGGGATGTCATAATGGGAAGATTTTACGGGTTAAAAATAAGAGCAGGAGAAATGACGCTGGAAGAGGTACAGACGTGGTGGCGGCCACAGGTTGAAAAATGGCTGAAAGAGAATCCGACGGAGTAAAGGAGACAGACAATGAAAAAGGAATACGTAATTGCAATTCAGGGAGCCTTGGCGGCGGCTGGCGCTTTTTTAAGTGACAAGCTGGGAATCCTGTACCCCGTATTATGCGTTTTAATGGGGATGATGGTCTTAGACTATATCACGGGCATGCTTGCCAGCAAAACAGAAGCTATTGACCATCCGGACGACAAAAGGTATGGATGGAGCAGCAAAAAAGGGGCCAAAGGTATCATCAAAAAAGTTGGTTATCTGTGCGTGATCGCCGTGGCGATGGTAGTTGATTATGTAATAGCTAGGGTATCCGGTCAACTGGGGGTGCAGGCACCAGCGAGGGCGTTTTTCGGCCTTCTGGTGGCCGTTTGGTACTTGCTGAACGAATTACTGTCTATCGTTGAAAACGCTGGCAGAATGGGCGCTGCTGTGCCGGATTGGCTGCTTAAATATATCGCGGTCTTAAAGGACAAGATTGACAGCAACGATTATGGACAGGGTGACAGTAATCAGTAGAGAGGCGGTGATCCGACCATCTTCCGGCCGGTGGGGTTATACCGGAGTTGCGACATCGCAACAACTATACATATGGCCTGGGACATCCTGGGCCTTTTTTGATTGGAGGAAGTTATGCAGATACATAAATTACTTACACCATATAATTACAATCCTGGTCAGTTAAGCCGTATCAAGTATATCGTGATCCATTATGTAGGAGCTACAGGCGGAGCAAAAGCCAATTGTGAGTATTATGCAAGCAAATACATCGGGGCCAGCGCCCACTACTTTGTGGGCTTTGAGGGAGAGATATGGCAGTCGGTAGAGGATAAGAACATTGCCTGGCACTGCGGCGCGAAGTCCTACAAGCATCCGGAGTGCCGCAACGCCAACAGCATCGGAATAGAGTTGTGCGTGCGCAATAAGGGCAGCCAGGCAGACACCAGCCGTGACTGGTACTTTGAGGACGCGACAGTGGAGGCAGCAGTGGAGCTGACCAGAGAGCTGATGGACAAGTACAACGTGCCGGCAGACCATATCATCCGGCATTACGACGTGACAGGTAAGATATGCCCCAACCCATATGTTTATAATCACACGAAACATACCTGGGATGCATTTAAGGCGGCGTTGTCTGGGCCTGAGAAGGCAGTTGGAGACTGGGAACACGATACCCAGGGAAAATACCGTTACCGTAAGTCTGACGGCCGATATGCCACGAATGAGTGGCAGCTTATCAATCATCACTGGTACCTTTTCGGTAAGGACGGATACATGCTGACCGGCTGGCAGCGCTGGAACGGCAGCAGCGTCATCGGGCCGGAGGATCCGGGAGACTGGTACTACCTGGATGGCACGGCGGGAGGGCCTCTGGAAGGGGCATGCTGGCACGAGCGGGCCGGAGGGTTTGGCGGTCTGGAGATATGGTGTGTAGATTAATTTAATATGCAAAATTTGTAATATTTTGTCACAATCAAGCCCCTCGATCGTTTATCTAGTATAGAAGAGGGGCTTGCCATATCCTACTCTTCACTAGGCCCCGGACCCTCAACCGGGGCCTCTTTTTCTTTTTGTTCTTTAGCAATCTTTTTCAGTTCTTCGCGTATTTCCTCCCTGCTATATTTTTGTGCTTTTTTAGGTATCCTTCGATGCTTTACAACATACCTGACAGTAAATGCAAATCCAGTTAACGCAAGGTCGATAGCAGATAAGTAGTATAGGATATCAAGCTTAAATCGGTTCCATTTTTTCATGTCAATCCCCCTCCCCTTTAACTTTATCATACTACTTTGGTACAGTGATAGTGCTGGTAAATAATGGAAATAATATGGCTTATTATACTGAATATAATCAGTATATTCAAGCCCCAGGTTGCAAAGTATAGTTAATGCAAGAGGGGTGTAAAGATGATTAGTTATAGGCCGTTATGGGAAACGATGCAGAAAAAGGATATTACGACATATCAGCTTATCAAGAAAGGGATTGATAAGAAGACAATCCATAACTTGAAAAACAATGCCAATATTACCATGTTAACGGCTGAAAAGCTTTGCAGAATTTTGAAATGTGAGATAAAAGATATAGTTGAATTTATAGACGATGCAGGCGATTAGGAGTGATTCAGCCGCCTTTATATTTGACTAACGTTTGACTAACAAAGTTTCAAAAAGTGACCTTTTGAGCCATCACGAGAACAAAAGTGAAATCCGAAAAACCTAATAATATCAATGGTTACATCACTGTATCGAAAATCACCATATATAATAAGGTACGCTACGGACCAAGGTGTCGGGAGTTCGAATCTTCTCACGCACGTACGAATCCCCTGGAGAGTTTCTCCAGGGGATTTTTTTGCTTTTTATTGGGGAGTCTCCCAGGACAGACTCTATTCTACAGCAGCTTTGCAGGAAATTCTTATTTCAGTAAAAGTTCTCACCGGCCCGGTTTTTATGTTATAATGTAATAAAATGTCGATGGGGGATTTTCTGTATGGATTCAGGAAAAATTGAAAGAAAAATCTATTATTATGATATTTTATTGTACGCCCATGGGGAACATAATGAGGTCATACCATATGCAGATCAGGAATCGGTAATTAGAGAAACCTTTAAGTATATCTATCAGGCGAATTTGGAAATTGATGGCCTAAAAGAGGAAGCGGCGCTGAAAGCGGCTCTTCGAAAAATAGAATGTCCTACGGTTCATGGTGACAAGATCTATATTCTTGTGGAAGAAATAAATAAAATTGAGGATATTGATACGGCGAAAGGAATAAAGTTTAAAATAGTGCTATGCAGGAAAGACGCCTGGCCTTATTTGGAGAAGGACGGGAAGCTGGAAAAATTATTTTCCAAACTCCAGGATAATTACAGCGTGGCAGAGGTAACTCATTGTGTCATTTTTCCGGAGAAGAATATCATGGGGGCGGAGACGAATTTTAATGGAGCGCGTCCCAGTGCAATAATTGATTACCTGCCCAGGGTATTTTCGAAGGTGGCATACGTATCATGCACGGGAAAACTGCGAAAAGATGTTTTCGAGAGAATTGCTGATAACAGGGGCTACAGTCTGTTTGAGATTGGGGTGAAAAACACACCGTCCATGAGGAAGGTGCTCCGGGACGGCATGGGACTGCTGGGCGCATTCTTTGACGACATCGATGAGGTGGATACTTACGAAATAAGTTTGAAGAGAAGAATTACCAGGAATAAAAAAGGATTTCGGCCGCCGGTTAATATTAAGGAGTTAGAACAAATTGTTATTGATAAAGTCTTTCCGCGTAAGTCAGGGACTGTACAAAGACAGTGTCGATCTTCTGAGTGACAAACTGGTATGTAAAAAAGAATTTATTATCACGAATGATAAGGTGATCGATTCAAATGAAATGTACAAGACAATAATTGAATTCTATAATGATGTAGTAAGCGGTGCATAAAAAGAAAGAAGGATGCACGATGAGTAAAAGAAAACATAGGGTGAGACGCGGTGGCATTGCGGTTATATCAATTATTTTTTCGTTACTGATACCGGTTAATGTGACGGCAGAATCTTTTTTTGCTTCATTACAAGTGATAATCGGGGTTTGGGCGACATTGTTGGGCTTTATTATAACAACGGTTTCAATTTTGTTAACCTTTACAGGAAGTAAATTAACAGAAGAGATAAAAGCAACGGGGCATTATAAGACAATTCTGTTTTCATATCTGCTGACCTGCTTTGAGCTGCTTATATTTTTACTGCTGTCTTTGCTCGTATTAATTACAGGTGTTTACAGCGGCATAATGGTAAAGGTTCTGATCGCGGGCGTTATAATTTCGCTGACCGATATCTTCATCTGCCTGTTCTTTTTAACACTGGTGATTTATACGCTGTTTAAATAAAAACTATCTGAAGAACCGTCTGAGGGCGGTTCTTTTTGTACAGATATTTGACTTTTCCCGCAATGCCTTATATAATATATAAGCTGCAGTTACGCTGCACAAATCAGGCATCCGGTGCCTGAAGGAGGAAATT